ACCCGCATCTGCTGCAGACCATCCTGCAGAGCCACATCAACGACCTGCTGACGGAGGCGGCCGATCGCTTCGATCCAGCAGGCCTCGGAGGGGATCGGGCTTCGCAGCCGTGACCATGTGGGCCGGCGTGTCGGCGCCATGCTCCGGCCGCCGCCGCAGCTCACCGTCTCGGAATGGGCCGAGCGCCACCGCATGCTCGGCAGCCGCGCTTCGGCGGAACCCGGCCCCTGGCGAACCAGCCGCACGCCGTATCTGAAGGACGTGATGGACGCGTTGTCGGCGGTGCATCCCGCCCGGCGCGTCGTGTTCATGAAGGGCGCGCAGGTCGGGGCCACGGAGAGCGGCAACAACTGGCTTGGCTACATCATGCACCACGTGCCGGCACCGGCGCTGGCCGTGCAGCCGACCGTGGAACTGGCGAAGCGCTTCTCGCGTCAACGCATCGACCCGCTGCTGGAGGAAACGCCAGCCCTGCGGGAGCGCGTGGCCCCGGCCCGGGCCCGCGATAGCGGCAACACCATGCTGTCGAAGGAATTCCCGGGCGGCATCCTGGTGCTGACCGGGGCCAACAGCGCGGTCGGACTGCGCTCGATGACGGCGCGGTTCCTGTTCCTGGACGAGGTGGACGCCTATCCCGGCGACGTCGCCGGCGAAGGTGATCCGATCGCGCTGGCCGAGGCCCGGGCACGGACCTTCGGCTGGCGCCGCAAGGCCTTCCTGGTCTCGACGCCGACCATCGCCGGCCGCAGCCGGATCGAGCGGGAATACCTGGCCTCCGACCAGCGACGGTTCTTCGTCCCCTGCCCGGAATGCGGGGAGATGCAGTGGCTGCGGTTCGAGCGGCTGCTCTGGGAGAAGGGGGCGCCGGAGACGGCTCGGTATCACTGCAGCGCATGCGACCACCCGATGCAGGAGCACGACAAGACCGCGATGCTCGGTGGCGGCGAATGGCGCGCGACGGCCGAGGGCCAGGACCCGCACACCATCGGCTTCCACATCTCGGCGCTCTACTCGCCGGTGGGCTGGCTCTCCTGGGCTCAAATCGCGCGGGATTGGGAGGCCGCGCAGGGTAAGCCCGAGGACATCAAGACGTTTCGGAACACCGTGCTGGGCGAGACCTGGCAGGAGCAAGGCGAGGCGCCGGATTGGGAGCGCCTGGTCGAGCGCCGCGAGGACTTTCGGATGGGCGTCGTGCCGCCCGGTGTCCTGGTCCTGACGGCTGGCGTCGACGTCCAGGATGATCGCCTCGAATGCGATATCTGGGGCTGGGCCGAGGGCTTCTCGTCTTGGCTCGTGGATCACGTCGTGATCCCCGGCAGCCCGCGGGATCGAGAACCGTGGGACGAACTCGCCCGGGTGCTGGCGCGCGACTGGCCCCGCCAGGGTGGCGGCGCGATGCGCATCGCCCGGCTCTGCGTGGACACCGGCGGCCGGGATACGGCGGCGGTCTATGGCCATCTGCGCCGCCTGCGGGATTCCCGCATCGCGCCGACGAAGGGCATCGACGGCTGGAACCGGGCGCAGCCCGTCCAGGGCCCGACGCCGGTGGATGCGCTGGTCAACGGCCAGAAGCTGCGCCGCGGCCTCAAGCTCTGGACCGTGTCGGTCTCTACCTGGAAGGCGGATCTCTATCGCCGGCTCTGGCTCGGTCGCGGCGACGCGGAGGAATGGCCACCCGGCTGGGTCCATCTGCCGCGGGCGGTCGAGGTGGAGTGGGTCAAGCAGCTGGTCGCGGAGCAGCTGCGCACCACAAAGGATCGGCGCGGCTTTGCCCGCCAGGAATGGGCCAAGCTACGCGAGAGGAACGAGGCGCTGGACTGCGCTGTGCTGGCGCGCGCCGCGCTCTGGCTGCTCGGCGCCGATCGTTATGGCGAGCAGTTCTGGGCGCGGCTGCGGGATGAGGCAGCGGATGCGCCGCTTCGGCCGAGCGAGGTTTCCGCCGCCGGGAATGTCGCCCCCCCATCACCGCCGTCCCTAACTGCCCCGGCATCGGGGCCCGACACCCAGCGCCCGCGTGGCTGGCTCGCGCCGCGCAGCGGCTGGCTTCGCTGAAGGAGGACGATCATGGACCCGACCGTCCTCGCTTGGGCGCTCACCCAGCCTGCTGGCACGCGCGCCGCAGTCCTGGCCGCCGCCTTCACCGGCGGCACCACGCGCGTGACCTTCGATGGCCGAACCGTCGAGTACCGCTCCCTGGACGAACTCGGCCGCGCCCTGTCGGTGCTGCACGCCGCGGAGAACGCCGCCGCGCGCCGGCCCAGCGTGACCTTCGCCAGCTTCTCCCGCGAGGGCAGCAGGTGATGGGCCGTCTCCGCGATGCCTGGCACGCGCTCCGTGGCTATGCCGCCGCGCAGGACAGCCGCGCCTCCTCCTGGGCCGCGTCCGGCAGCAGCGCCACCACCGAGGTCGGTGCGGCCGCACCCACTGTCGCGCGCCGTGCCCGCGATGCCGTCCGCAATGACCCGTATGCCGCCCGCATCGTCGATCTCTGGACCGGCAACGCCGTCGGCGCCGGCATCACCACCCGCTGGCCGGACAAGCCGCATGCCGAGGCCTGGCGCCGCTGGTCCGACAGCACCGCCTGTGACGCGGAGGGGCGGCTCGATCTCTATGGCCTGCAGGCGCTGGTCATGCGCGCGGTCGTGGAGAGCGGCGAATGCTTCGTCCGGCTGCTACCCGCCGACATCACGCCGGCCAATCCGATCGGGCTGCGCCTGCAGGTGCTGGAGAGCGACCACCTCGACACAGCACGGCAGGGCGTCATCGAGGGCGTTCCTACGCTGCAGGGCATCGGACTCGGAGAGGCCGGTGAGCCGGTCGGCTATTGGCTGCACCGCGTGCATCCCGGCGCGTCCTGGGTGCTGCCGGGGGGCGCCACCTGGCTGAGCAGCCAGCGGGTCCCCGCCCGCGATGTGCTGCACATCTATCGCAAGCGGCGCCCCGGCCAGCTGCGCGACGTGTCCTGGCTCGCCCCGGTGCTGACGCGGCTGCGCGATCTCGGCGACTACGAGGCCGCGCTCCTCATGAAGGCCAAGATCGAGGCCTGCCTCGCCGCGGTGGTCACCGAGGAGGGCGACGAGGCGATGACCGGCCCCGCGTCGGGCCTGCTCCGCGATGCCCAGGGCCGCACGGTCGAGAGCTTCGAGCCGGGGATGATCCTCTATCGCCGCGGCATGGGCAGCGTGGAGGTGGTGAACCCGAGCGGTGGTGGATCGCATGCGGCCTTCGCGCGCCGAGCGCTCGAGGCCTCAGCCGTCGGTACGGGTCTCACCTACGACCAGGTCGCCGGCGATCTCACCCAGGCGAATTACTCCTCCCTTCGCGCCGGCAAGATCGAGTTCCGCCGTCTCTGCGAACAGGTGCAGTACGGCATGCTCATCCCGATGCTGGTGCGCCCGATTGCGGACCGCTTTCACGCGCAGGGCGCGCTGCTCGGGCTGTGGGCTGCCGAGGTGCCGGAGGGTCTGTCCCATGTCCCGCCAGCGCACGAGATGATCGACCCGCTCAAGGACACCACGGCCCTCATCGCGCAGGTCCGCGCCGGCTTTGTGCCGCAGCCCGAGGCGGTCGGCGCCTTCGGCTACGACTTCCGCCAGGTGGTGGAGATGATCCGCGAGGCCAATGCGCTGCTGGATGAGGCCGGCCTCTCCCTCGACAGCGATCCACGCCGCGTCGCCAAGTCGGGTGCCGCCCAGGACGCGGCCCAGCTCGCCGCCATCGAAATTGCCGCCACCGGTGCTGCGTCGCCGCGCGCGGAACCCACTTCCGGAGACCCATCATGATCGCGGGCGCCTACGACTGGACCGACGACATGCTCAAGGTGAAGAGCATGCAGAAGAAGTTCCGCGACAGCTTCAACGGCACCGAGATCAATGCGGCGCGGTGGGAGGTGGCGGCCACCGGTGGCGGTATCGCCCTCACCGTCGCCGATGGCGTCGCGACCATCTCGACCGGCACCACGCTGGACGATGAGCTCACGCTCACCAGCCGGACCACCTTCACCATCCCGCTCCGGGTCATGGTGGCGGTGAACATGAGCCAGCGCATCGTCGGCCAATCCGTCTTGCTCGAACTCGTCAGCATTGACCCCACCACCGCCCAGCCGAACGGCCGCAACGCCGCCGCCTGGCGGCTGGACGGGGCCAGCGCCACGCTGGCGAATTACGAGGTGCAGAGCGAGGGCGCGCCGCGCCTTGCCACCGCGTCGGCCACCACGATACCCAGCACCGTCGCCACCGGCTGGTCGGTGTTGGAGATCGAGCCGACCAACGATGAGTGCTGGTTCCACGGGCGGCTGATGGATACCACCGCGGCGCGCTCGAATTCCTATGTTCGCCACCAACAAATTCCCGACCCCAATGCGCTCTATCGCTTCCGGATCCGCGTGCGGAACCGGCAGGTCATCAACGGCATCTCGGCGGTGGCGAACAACGGCGGCGGCGCGGTGCGCATCACACGCGCCGCGCATGGCTTTGTCACCAACGATGTGGTGACCGTCGCAGACGTCTCGGGCGTGCCCGGCGCGAATGGCAGCTTCACCATCACGGTGATCGACGCGAACAGCTTCGACCTCGTCGGGTCCAGCTTCTCCGGTGCCTATCTGAACAATGGCTGGGCCTCGATCTCGCGCAACCTCGCGCCGGCCTCGAACACGGACATCAGGGTCCAGTTCGTCACCATCGCGGACTACGCCGAGCTCACCACCGAGATCACCGCCGGCCGCGGCCAGTCGGTGGCGGGCCAGGGGCTGGGCGTGAATGTGCTGAACGCGATCACGCCCGTGGGTGGGCAGGCGCGCAACACCACGGGTGCGCTGCCGGTGCTGGTGGCGACGGGCTACTCGGCCAACCCGGCCGCTGTGACCACGGCGCGCGGTGTGGATCTGCTGGCGACGCTGATCGGCGCCCTGGTGACCAAGCCCTACGCCATCCCGGAGGCGGACTGGCAGACCGCCGCCGCTGCGGGCGGGATCATCAACACCACGGACGTGGTGCTCCGGGCGGCCGCCGCGGCTGGCATCCGGAACTACGTCACCTCGATCGACGTGCGGAACGCCCATGCGACGGTGGCGACGGAGGTGGTGATCAAGGATGGCGCCACGGTGATTTGGCGGCAGCTGCTGCCGGCGGCGATGGCGGCCCCGGTGGAGATCACCTTTCCGACCCCGCTGCGCGGCACCGCGGCCACAGCGATCAACGTCGCCTGCATCACCACCGGCGCGCAGGTCTACGTCAACGCACAGGGCTTCGCCGCGCCGTAACGGCGCCGCCTCAGGAGCACATCTCATGACCGAGCCGATCGAACCGGGCGGGGAATCCCCTGCGCCGGATCGACTGCCCACCGCTGGGCAGTCGATCGTGGCGTGCCGCGCGCTTGCCGCGCCCGTCAGCGTCAATCGCGCGGCCCGCACTGTCGAGGTGGTGTGGAGCACCGGCGCCCGGGCGCGCAACTTCGTGCCGCCCTACGGGCCAATCCTCGAAGAGCTCGACATGGCGCCCTCAGCGGTGCGCATGGACGCGCTCCGCTCCGGCCGCGCACCGGTGCTGGACACCCACCGCCGTGCCGGAACGCGCGATGTGCTGGGCCGCGTCACCGCCGCCCGCCTCGAGGCAGGTCGCGGCTACGCCACGCTGCAATTCAGCGGCGCCGACGACGTCGAGCCGGTCTGGCAGCGCGTGGCCGACGGCACGCTGCAGTCTGTGAGCGTCGGCTACCGCGTCCATCGCTACGAGCCGCGGCCCGATGCCGCCACCGGCCAGACCATCCACCGCGCCGTGGATTGGGAGCCCTACGAAATCTCGATCGTGCCCGTCCCGGTGGACGCGGCCGCCGTCGTCCGTGGCGAGGGGGACCAGGGCGCCCCCGCCACCGCCATCGAACCCGCCCTGACCATCCCCGAGGAACCCACCATGCCCGAGACGACGCCGGCTTCGCCGGATCCCGCGCCGGCGCCGCCCGCGCCGCCAACAATCCCGCACCAGGAGGTCCCCGTGACCACGACGCCCGCCAGCACCCCGCCCACCGTGCCGCCCGAGCCGACCCGCGCCATGCCGCCCACGCCTGACCTCGACGCCATCCGCGCCGAGGCCGAGCGCGCCGCCGTCGAGCGCATTGCGGGCTATGAGCCTGTGCTCGCCGCCGCCCGTGGCCTGGTGACCGCCGACATGCTCGACACCATGCGCGAGGCTGCCATCCGTGACCGCGTCTCGCCCGAGGTGCTGCGCGGCCGGCTGTGGGAAGCCTTCACCAGCGGCGCGGCCCGTCCCTCCCTGCCGGCGCGCCCCGACACCGGCCCCTCCAACGAGGACCCGTCGCAGCTTCTCGACGCGATGGCCGAGGCGCTCGCCGC